TTAAATATTACTTGGGATTTTGATACTACGCTTGGACAAAATTCATATGCAACTAATTTTTTAATTCAATTTGTTGTTGGTGGAACAACATATTCTGTTAAGTCGTATGCTGTAAATAAATCAGCTGCTAATCAATCTTATACATTAACTAGACTTGCAAATATTTCTTTATTCGGTACAGCAAAAACTTCTATTACAACAATATCGGTTGCTGCTGAGGATAATTATGGCAACATTGGTTCTTCCGCAAGTATTTCTGGACCAACTTATTCAAATTCATTTACTGCTCCAACAATGAATTTATCTTCAATATCAACTGGATATTCTGTAAATATAACTAACACTGGTTCACAACCTGCAACTTTATCTGCAATTAGTATTGAAGAATATATATCTGATGATTTAACTGAACCTACGGGTGTAACTTACACACAAGTTTCATCAACAATAATCAATCCAGCAAATATTATTAGATCAAGTTATTCAAAGAGATGGGTTAAAGCAAGATTTGTTGATGAAATTGGTTCTTATGGACCATACTGTGCTGCACAAGCAGTAACGCCAACAAGTCCAGTTACAGCAGATGTAACTGGACCAGACAATGTTGCTTCGGTTACAACAAGTGGTGGAATTGATACTACTGGATATTTAGGGTTCAATGCTTATGCAGACATTTCTTGGCAAGCAGTAACTGGTGGAGGAATTCGTGGGTATAGAATTAGATTTAGTAATGATAATGGAACAACATATTCTTATGTAGATTCCCCAGGAACTGGAACAACATATAGATTAGGTGGACTAGCCGTTGGTTCAACTTATAAAATAGCAGTTGCCACGTATGACGAATATAATAATACATCAACTCAATATGTTGCTGGAGCAGACGTAACTGTTACTGGTACACCTTCAGTTTCAAATTATATTACAGCAGGTAACTTTCAATTTGGATATGGAGTTGGATCTGTATCAACAAATAAAGGTTTGTATTTTGATTCTAGTAATTATTGGTATATTAATGCATCTAATAGTGCAAGATTAAAAGTTGGAGGCACTTCAAGTAATTATTTGTTGTGGGATGGAACTGATTTTACAGTAGATGGAAACATAACCGCTAGAGGAGGAAGTTTTTCTGGAAATGTTGCACTAACAACATCTGGAGCTTCTATTTATAATGGTGATGTCATAACAACTCCAGGAAGTTTAACGGGCGACGGTTTTATTTTTAATAAAGATGGAATAGTCATTAAAAAAGGATCTAATGCTATAACATTAGATGTAACTTTAGGAACTATTACAGCTAATAGTGTTAATTTAACTGGAAAAATAAGTGCTATAAAAACTTCGGTATCAGATACAACTAATGGTGGATATTATTTAGATAGCACGGGAGCAGCAATTGTTGGAGATAGTACTGCTTATTTTCAATACGATAAAACAAATCATACTATTAATTTAACAACTTCATATATTAGAACTTCTGGCGGAGAAGCAGCATATAATGGTGCTTCTCAAATATCTTTAGGTGCAAATGGAACTCAAATTTATGGAATCCCAATTCAAGGAGATCAATCTAGTGTTTCTGGAGGAGGTTCTGCAAATATAATTAATTATACTTATGCACATTATCAAAATGCTTCATCTCTCGGAGCATATCCAAGACAAAGAACACTTGTAGAAGATCCTGTAACTGGATTAGTAAAAGTTGGTTTGGGTGTATATTATGGAACTGGAATTACTCCATCTTCTGGGGGATATATCGGAGATCTTTGGGTAGTGTATTAATATGCCACTTTATGTAAAAAATGGAGATGGTAATTGGGTTCCCGCATTATCTTTTTGGGTAAAAACAGCATCAAATACTTGGTCACCAATTCAAAAAGCATATGTAAAAGTAGGAAATTTATGGAGAAGATTTTTTCCAACAGTAACTGTCGCACCAGTTCAAATATCTGCTCCCATATTATCTGGCGACGCAAAAGCAACAACAGACCTGTCAGTAACATCTGGTGAATATGATTCATACCTTAGTATAACTACTAGAATTGCATATTCCACTTCTGCATCAAGCTTTGTAGACTCTGTTTCTGGAAGTTCATCTTCATCCTTTCCAACATCAGTACAAACAAGTCCTTATACAGTTCAATACGCAGACGCATCAACAATAGATGGTCACACTTCATATTATTATGCTGCGGTAGATAGAGTTCAATGGTCAGTAGATAGTAAGTATTATTTTTTCTATAGTACAAATGTAAGATCCTATATACTTCCTTCAGTATCAACTCCACTTCTATATAATGCAACCACAACTGGATTTGATATTTTATGGGTGGGAAATCCAAGTTATGGAGGAAATGATTATTTTACTAATTCAGAAATACAAATATATAAAACATCAGATAATTCATTAGTTACTACAATTTCATTACCAGCAAATAATCCTTATACCTGGACTGGGGGATCTTATTCTACATCTTATTATGTTAAAGTTAAGGTTACTGCAAAAGATTCAGCATTAACTTCAGTAACATCTTCGGCAAGTAGTTCAATAAGCACCCTATCTCCTCCAACACTTTCAGATCCTACGGGAATAATGGTCTGGACATATAATCCATATTTAGGAACATTTACAATTAATTGGAATGCAGTATCAAATGCAACCAGTTATGATTGGATAGTACAATCAACAGATGCTTCATATTTTAATTCTGGAACTGTATATACAAATAGTTTTACTATAACTGGTGGTATATCTGGATCTTATCCAAATGAATTAGCATTAGGTGTACCAAATAATAAAACATTACAAGTTTATATACAAGCAAAAGCCTCTGGATATATCTCAAGTAATTTAACTCAGATGAGTCCAAATTATTCAACAGGAGATTTACCTGCAAGACCTTCTAATTATAATACCTCAACAACATCAAGTTCTTTAACTGTAAATTCATTTACAGGAGGATCTACTTATAAAATTGTTTATTTGTATAACTATGCATCAATTTTTTCAGATGTATCTTATTATGCATCAAGTACATTTAATGTAACTACAACACAAACTTTTACATCTCTTCCCGCTGGAACGGTATGGGAGCCAAGAGTTTGGGGAACATCTTTAGGTGTTTCAAGTGGAGTTCCAACTTGGTATCTAGGCTCAGGCTATACCTATGCAGATTACTGGTCCACTCTAGCAACTGCAGCACCAGGATCAGTAGCAACTACAGTAAATGTAAATTATCAATTATTAAGTAGTTTTACTGCAAGATTTAATTGGACATTCGTTCCAAGTAGTTTGCCCACACAAACGCAATGGTTTTGGGTACAATATTTTTCTTGGAATGGATCATCTTGGGTATATTCAAATGGATATTTTTATAGAGTAGACGGAAGTAATTTAAGTTTAGATCCATCCCATAGCACTGGAAGAGGATCAATATCTTCAATAAGTGGCAATGCTGTTGTAGATAGAGCTACATACTGGCTTGCAGAAGTGTATTCATATAATTATGATGGATCATCACAAAACTATACATATTTAAACGGTAGTTATGTATACATCCCATAAAAATAATGATATAATAATATGAAGGAGAAAAATGTTAACAGATAATGAAAAAGCAGCAATTATTAAAGCACATCTTAGAAATATAGAAGCTAATAAGTATAATGTAGAACTTTCTATAAAAGAAGAAAATGCTTTAGAAAATCCAAATGATGATGTATTAACATCTCTTAATCAAAGAATGTCTAGTTTTCAAGCACAGGTAGATTCTTTAGAAGAAGAGTTGTCAAAATTAAATGTTACAGAAGAAAATACACCTATTCCAGGAGTTCCTACTAGTCAATCAGCTCCAGGAGCTTAAGTGGATAAAACAGAACTAATTATTACTGCTCTGCAGCAAAGAATTGGCGACCTTGTAGAAAACTATGAATTACAAATTGCTATTTTAAGAGCAGAATTAACTCAATTAACTCAAGAAATAAATCAAAAACAAATAGAAACAGAACAATATACCGAAGATTTGATATCAAAGATATCAAATAGTTGACATATAAAAAGTATATTGAGATAATATACTAAATAGTCGAAAGGTATTAATTGACAAACGATCTTAAATGGATGATATCGTCTGATCAACAATTCCCATATCAAGATAATAAAGCAATTCACTTATGGTTTGAAGTAATGAAATGGTTTAAACCAGATGTAGTTGATTATGCGGGAGACACTGATGATCAAGCATGTTATAGTAAATACACAGATAGTCTTCCATCAGAATTTTTAAAAATGCATAAAGATGCAAATGGAGAATCAATAGTTCCATTGATACAGCATGAAGCAAAAGCAGCAGCTGAATTTTATGCGCAAACAAGAGATATAGTAGGAAGTGACACGCAATTATTTAGTGCGCTTGGAAATCATGATATAAGAATATTTGATTATCTAGAGAAAAAACTTCCTGACTATATTGAACAGGTAACCCCAGAAACCTTATGGGGATTGGATTCGTTGGGATATGAATATATATATTACAACGATTTGCCAAAGCAACGCTTTGGTGATATGCATATTCATCACGGAGTTGGTTTATCTCAAAACGCAGGTGAATCAGTTCGCAAAGATGTAGAAAACTGGGGGATATCCTTAATCCGAGGACACTCTCATCGTGCTGGAACATTTTTTCAAACATATGAATTAAGAAACAACGGCAAGGGTGAGATATTAAGAGGATATGAACTTGGTCACATGAGTGATGAAAGAAGTACTGGCATGGGCTACACCAATGTTCATAATTGGCAAAAAGCATTTGCAATTGCACATATTGAAAATGGTGTATATCCTCACATTCAAATTATTGAAATAACGCCAGACTATACTTGCTATGTAGATGGCAAGAAATTTACATTATAAGGAGAAATAAATGAACAAGCAAATTCAAGCAATCGTTGCTTCATATTTGCGTACCGCAGTATCAGCAGCAGTTGCTATGTATATGGCTGGACACACAGATCCAAAAGATATTGCAACAGCAGCCTTAGCATCAGTTCTCGGACCTTTGTCTCGTGCAATTAATCCAAAGGACAATGCTTTTGGTATTGGGGCAAAGAAGTAGGCAATTGTTAAATGATGACCTGCAAACGATGTAATGGCAGAGTCTTCATAGACCGTGTTTTTTCTCAAAAACTTAGAATAGAATTATTCTGTGTTTGTTGTGGTAAAAGATGGTTTGTTAAAAAAGATGGAAATTTATTTGGGACATGGTTAAACAAGATAGAGAAAAAGTTAAACGCAGAATACTGTATTTCTATTTAAATGAAGCTTTACATAGAATACTCCAAATAAATCGTTCTGAAGATTTAATGATTGCATATAATTTTGTTGAGGGTAAGCGTGTTGCTTACAATTATACTGACGTACAAAAAAATAAGAAACACGCTTATTCTATTTCTGAAGTAGCAAAATTAATTAATAGACATGTTGATACTATTAAAAGACACTTAAGATCTGGAGATATAAAAAAACCTCAGCAAGCTTATTCACTAGAAGATAAAACAAAATTAGGTAGATATTATTTTAGTGATAAAGATATTAAAGACATCAGAGACTTTTTTAAAACTGTTCATATTGGAAGACCTAGAATTGATGGACAAATAACTGCAAGCAATATTCCATCAAAAGCAGAATTGGATGCTATGTTAAGAAATGAAACCGTATTATATGTTAAAGGAACAAACGGAGACTTTGTTCCAGTTTGGAAACAACCAGAATGGTAGATAATAAATTAAATAAAGAAGCAAAACATGCATTAAATGTTGCTTTGCAAGTTTTAGAACACGCTATGGAACTTGCCATGGAAAAAGAAGAACTTGATATAATGATTGCTATAGCAGATAGATTAATGATTTTATATCAACATTTATCTGATAAAAATATTAAAAAGTTTAAAACTGGGTTTTCTTTAGTAGAGCAAAAAAGAGAAGAGAAGGACATTGACGAATCAGACTAATGTAAGAGTAGAATTACAATTTACTCGAAATCTTGGTAATTTTGAAAGCGTTAAAGTATCTTTAGGTATAGAGGACTGGGTGCGTGAAGGAGAAAATACTAATACCGCAACTGATCGTGTATATAAATTTGTTGAAAATAAACTTATAGAAAAAGTAAATGAAATAGAAGCAGAAGTTAGAGGAAAGACCAATGGCAGAAGAAGCTAAGCAAGCATATGCATTAGTATCTTTATACATTAGTCTTTTTCAATCTAAATATAATAGACAGCCTGTTGTTAACAGATATCGTGAAAAGTGGGCAATGCAAGATGTAATTGACACTGTTGGCTATGAAAGAAGTAGAGAATTAATAGAATATTATTTTAAATGTAACAAAGTAGGACACCCGCTAAATTGGTTTTTATATAACTTTGACAGACTTGATGATGTTCTGGTAAAATCTGAAGAAGATGTTGAACGAAGAAAAAAAATGCGTGAGCAAACTAAATATTTAGTAGAACAGGAATTGAATGAATACTGAGGCAGCCCTATTATCTGCTGTATGTAAGAATAAAGATATTGCTACTGTTTTAACAGATAACGTAGATGATATTTTTATTTCTCACCGTGATGTGTGGGAAGGATTAAAATCTTACTATTTAAAGTTTAGAGCAGTGCCAGATGTGTCAGTATTGCAAGAAAAGTTTGATGACTTTGAACCAGAATCTGTAAGTGGAGAAACTGGTTATTATTTAGATAGTTTAAAAAATGAATTTTTAACTTCACAGATTAAAGACATTTTAATTAGAAATGGATCTAATTTAAAAAACAATTCTGCCAAGCGTGTTCTTTTAGATATGCAGTCAGATTTATATAAATTAGCTAGAATGACTGGCGAAGTCCGAGATATTGATTTAACTGATTTTACCCTTGCCGAAGAACATTTTGAAGCCGTAAGGCAAAGGTCTGTTGTCATGGGTGGAAGCCCAGGAATTAAAACTGGATTTAAAGCCATAGACCTAGCATACCCCACAGGAATGGCTCCAGGCCACCTTATAGTGATGATTGGATGGCCTGGGAGGGGTAAGACATGGTTCTCCTCCTATCTGGCTTGTAAGGCTTGGGAGCAGGGCTTTAAGCCAATGATTATATCCCTAGAAATGTCTCCAGAAAATATGAGAGATAGAATTTATACCATAATGGGATCTGGACTATTTAAAGCCTCAGATTTTTCTAGAGGTATGGTAAATTTAGATGATTTCCATAGTTGGGCGGAAAATAAATTTTCTGAAAAACAACAGTTTATTCTTATATCAAATGAAGGTCAAGGTCAAGTAACGCCAAATACAGTACAGGCAAAAATTGATCAGTATAAACCAGATTTAGTTATTCTTGATTATCATCAATTATTTAATGATGCATCTGGAGCAAAATCTGAAATTGAAAGAAATAGAAATATTTCTCGTGATTTTAAATTATTAGCAATGCGTAACAATATTCCTGTAATTGATATCACAGCAGCAACAATGGATGATATTTCTGATCAAGAAACTCCTCCAATGATGAGTCAAGTTGCATGGTCTAAAGCAATTGAATATGATGCTGACGTTGCAATAGCAGTACATAAAAATCCTCAGACAAATATTATGGAAATTGTAAGTCGTAAAAATCGTCATGGAACTGATTTTGCTTTTTACCTTGATTGGGATTTAAATCGTGGAATTATGGAAGAAATTTATGAAATGGATATTCAACAATAATTCTATGTAATATTGTTTATTTTTAGTATAATTATCTTGTTGATAAGGTGTTTTATGCTAAAAAGAAATATAAAAAGTTTTTTAATATCTGGTGTAATTAAAGATGATGCTGGAATTGGAAAAGCAAGAGAAATGTATGAAAGATTACTTTTACAGGATATGCGAATGAAAGGCTATGTCCCAGTACTTGATCTAGAACCACAATTTTCAATTAAATATAATCATGAAAAAGATAATTATAGTTTCTTTTTAGAAATGTTTGGAGTATATCTTGGCAAAAAGAAGGCTCAAGAAATTGAAGGATTTTCAGGTCAACAATTTTTTAAAAGAAACACCATGGAAGCTATGAGTCCTCCGCCAGATTTTTCAGTTCAAATGAATCCACCTTATTTTCATAAAATACTAGACAACTAATAATTGACTCTGATATAATCTATAAATGCTTATGGAACAATATACATCATTACAAGTTCGTGAAGTACTTGAAGGAATTGGTATCAAAGTACATCATCAATCTGCAACTGACTTTTTTTGTTATTGTCCATTTCACAATAATGTAAACACTCCGTCTTTTGCTATAAGTAAAATGAATGGTTTTTATATTTGTTACAACCCTTCTTGTGATGCAAGAGGAAGCTTAGAACATTTAATATCGGAAATTGGTAACTTAGGTCATTTTGAAGTTGCTAAGTTTATTAGAAAATTAAGAGCAAATAAAGTAGATACTTTTGATCAAGATGTTGAAAATATTTTTGCTGAAAAACAAACATTTGTTCCTTTTTCACAAGATGTAGTTGATTCTTTACACAATGATTTAGATGAAAGATCTAAACAATATTTTTATTCTAGAAATATTTTTGATGAAGCAATAGAACATTTTTATTTAGGATATTCTAAAAAACAAGATATGGTTACTGTACCACTACACAGTCCAGATTCAATGTTGGTTGGAATTATAGGAAGATCTGTAGAAGGTAAAAAATTTAAGAACAGTGACAATTTGCCAAGAAGCTTAACAATGTTTAATTTGCATAGAGCAAAAAAGATTAGTGCAACTATTATTGTTTGTGAATCTTCTTTCGATGCAATAAGAATTCATCAAGCAGGTTATCCAAATGTTATTGCTACTTTGGGTGGCGGAATATCTAAAGAAAATTTACAAAATTTAAATAGATATTCATCTTCAATAATAATCGCAACGGATGCTGATCAAGCAGGAAGAAAGTTGGGTATGGAAATTGCAACTAAGCTTTCTAATAAAAATATTAGTTGGGCATCATTTGACGGAAATGTAATATATCCAAATGATGCAAAAGATGTTGGAGACTTAACAGATCAAGAAATAAAAAGTTGTATAAAAAATGCAATAAGTCATTTTGAATATATATATTAATGATATAATGATTACACAAGGCATAATATAGCCTCAAACATAGGAGAAAATATGGGAATAGTAACAGGCTTAGCAGCTATTAACAAAGCAATCGAGCCATCACACAGTAATAATGACGGACCAAAAGGTCGTTGGCTACAACTTAAAGACGGACAAGCAGTAAAAATTCGTTTTCTTCAGGAAATTGATCCTGACTCACCCCATTACAATAAAAATGCTGGACTTGGTATTGTTGGAATTGAACATACCAACCCAAAGGATTATAAGCGCAAAGCAGTTTGTACTTTTGAAGATGAAGGTCAATGCTTTGGATGTGAGCAACACCGCAGAGATCCAAAGGCGGGATGGAAAGCAAAGCCTCGTTTTTATGTAAATGTTTTAGTTGAAGATGGAAATGAAGATCCTTATGTAGCAATTCTTTCTCAAGGAACTGGTCCTAAATCAGCAACACCAGAAATTGGACAGTATGCTGCAGAAACTGGAAGCATTACAAACTTAATTTGGAAACTAAAGCGAACTGGAGAAAAGACTGATACTCACTATAGTATTATTCCGCTTCCAACAGCAGAAGTTAAGTCAATTGATTATACAAAGTATGAATTGTATGATTTGGAAAAGACAGCAGTTCGTAATGTATTTTACGCAGATCAAGAAAATTTTTACATGGGAATTGTTCAGGAAAATTCTGAAAATTCTTCAACATCTTCCTCAACTGAGTGGTAATTAAATAAACGGAGTATTGGTGGATTTTACACATTTACATGTGCATTCGCACTATTCTTTAATGGATGGACTATGTTCCCCCGAAGAGTTATTGACTGCTGCAAAAAATGCAGGACAAACAGCAATGGCAATTACGGATCACGGAACATTGGCTTCTCATAGAGATTTGCAAATAGCAGCAAAAGAAATGGGAATGAAGCCAATACTCGGTTTAGAGGCTTACATATCGGCAACAGATAGATTTGATAAAAGAGATATTAAGAGTCGTGACGACAACACTCAGATATTTAATCATATCATTTTATTAACAAAGAATAATCAAGGTTTAAAAAATTTACAAAAGCTCTCAGAAATTGCTTGGACAGAAGGCTACTATCGCAAACCAAGAATTGATTTAGAAGTTCTTGATGAATATGGCGATGGTCTTATTGTTTTATCTGGTTGCATGAATGGTTTGATTGCAAAAGCTATTCAAAATAACAACATGGATAAAGCTTTAGAATACGCCAGGTGGTTTAAAAATAGATTTAAAGATGATTTTTATTTAGAAGTTCAATCTCATAACGATAAAGAAGTTAATGATGGATTGAAAAAAATATCTAAAAATTTAAATATAAAGATGGTAGCAACCTCTGACTGTCATTATGCTACTAAAAAACAAAAAGCATTGGAAGAAGCTTTACTTATTCTTTCTACAAAACCACAGCAAGCTAGCGGAACTAGTTATGATAGTGGAAGAAAATACAAGGATATCTTTGAAAGATTTAATCACCTATATCCAGATAGACCTATTACTTTTCAAGATATCAATGTTTACATTCAATCTTATGAAGAACTTAAAAATGATTTTGGCAACGACTGGCCAGAAAGTATATACTCTAATACTCAAGAAATTTTATCTAAAGTTGAAGATTATGTTTTTTATGAAAATTTACAATTACTTCCAAAACCAAAAAAAGATGCACATAAGCAATTATCTGATTTGTGTAATCAATCACTAATTAAAAAGGGATTAGAAAATGAAAAATATATTAGCAGACTTAAAGAAGAACTCGATGTTATCAAAGATAAAGACTTTAGTAGTTATTTTCTTGTTGTTAGCGACATGGTTCATTGGGCGAAAGAAAATGAAATCCTTGTTGGCCCAGGCCGTGGATCAGCAGCGGGATCACTAGTTTGTTATTTACTTGGTATTACAGAAGTAGATCCTATTGAATATGATTTACTTTTTTTTAGATTTATAAATCCAGAACGTAACGATTTTCCAGATATTGATACAGACTTTATGGATCGTAGACGTGGTGAAGTAAAAGAATTTTTAAGAAAGAAATTTAAAAATGTAGCATCAATTTCAACTTATCAATATTTTAAAGATAAAGGTGTAGTTAGAGATGCTGCAAGAGTCTTTGATGTTCCTCTTGGAGAAGTTAATAAAGCATTGAAAGGAGTAGAGACATTTGAAGAGTTTGAGTCTAGTAAAAATGTTGAGTGGTTTAAGCAAAAATATCCTGAAGTCGTTGAGTACGCTTCTAGCTTGCGGGGTCGTATTCGTTCTGTCGGTATTCACGCTGCAGGTGTTGTTGTTGCTAAAGATCCTATTTCAACTTATGCACCCATTGAAACCAGAAGTGATTCTAGTGACGACGTTAGTGGTAGAGTTCCTGTTATTGCATATGATATGGACCAAGCTGCTGACATAGGTCTTATTAAATTTGACGTTCTTGGATTAAAAACACTTTCGGTAATTCAAGATACCATTAAGAGTATTAAAGATAGACACAACATTGAAATCAATTTAAATGATTTATCTTTAGATGATAAAAAAGTTTTTGATGATTTATCTAATGGATTTACTAAAGGTGTATTTCAAGCAGAAGCAACTCCTTATACAAATCTATTAATTAAAATGGGTGTTGATAAATTTGAAGATCTAGTTGCATCTAACGCTTTGGTAAGACCAGGAGCAATGAACACCGTTGGTGCTGAATACCTAGCAAGAAAGCATGGAGACAAAGTAGTAAAATATGTTCATCCACTTATGCAACCTTTTACCGAAAGAACATATGGTGTTATAATTTATCAAGAGCAAGTTATGCAAGCATGTGTTTATTTGGGTGGCATGTCTTGGTCAGAAGCAGACAAAGTAAGAAAAATTATTGGAAAGAAAAAGGACGCAAAAGAATTTGATGCATTCAAAGATAGATTTATCGAAGGAGCAAGAGAGCATATCTCTAAAGAAGATGCTGAGCGTTTATGGCACGACTTTGAGGCTCATGCTGGTTATTCATTTAATAGATCCCATGCTGTGGCTTATTCTATGCTTAGCTATTGGACTGCTTGGCTCAAACATTATTACCCGATTGAGTTTGTATTTTCTCTACTTAAAAATGAGGGAAACAAAGATACAAGAACAGAATATTTATTGGAAGCCAAGCGACTTGGAATTAAGATTCTCCTACCCCATGTCAACGAATCGGAAATAGATTTTAGTATTCAGGGTAATTCTATTAGATTTGGTTTATCTAGTATTAAATATATTTCTGAAAATATAGGTAAAAAGATTATTAATGCAAGACCATTTAAATCTTATGCACATTTATTAGAAGTTTCTTCATCTAAAAATTCTGGAATTAATTCAAGAGCAGTATCTGCATTAAACATTATTGGTGGCGCAGCATTTAATGATAATCCAAAAACTGGAAAAGAGCAAGAATATTATTATGAGTATTTAAATATTCCAAAGTTTGATACTAGAGGAATTACTCCATACATTAAATCTCAAATTACTCCGTTAGAAGATTTTTTAGAAGAAGGTACTTTTGTACTTTGCGCAATGGTTAAAACTATTAAAAAGGGTCAGGGTTGGTCACGGGTTGAACTAGTTGACGATACGGGATCTATAGGTATTTTTCACACAGAAAATACTCAAATTGAAACAGGAAATATGTATTTCTTTCTTGTAGGAGACAATAGAATTCATAGATATGTTACAATAGATGATGTAGTTGCACAAAAAAATGATCCATTTGTAAATTATTTGCATACAAAAGATTTACAAGTACCAGATAATAAAAAATATATAGTTGATTTTACACATTATCAAACAAAACAAAAGAAAATGATGGCTCATATTATTTATTGTAATGAAAATAAAGAGATGTATAGAGCAATAGCTTTTCCAAAGATGTACACAGTTGCTTTGGGTAAGATGAAACCAGGTTCTTTTTGTGAACCAATTATCCATCAATTAGATGATGGAACTAAATATGTAAAGGAAATAGCATGACAGAACAACAAGAAAACGTAGAACAAAGTAATGGTATTAACATTACTGTAGAACAAATTTTAGCTTCGGTAATTAATACAGTAGGACCTGTTGTAGTTCCGTTGGAAAAATTAATTGAAAATTATGGCAATAGATCAATCTCTGTTAATCAAAATGAAGATAAGTCTGTGGAATTTTCTTTAGTAGAAAATACACAGGTAGTCGAGGAGACTTCACAAGAAACTGCGGAATAATATGTCGTTATTAGCAGAAGAAGTTTTAGCAAGTTTAGATCCAAAAACAAGACAAAGAATTCAACTTGCTTCAGGAGTAAGTGCAGAAAGACAAAAAACACCTAGCATTGGTTTAAACATAGCATTAAAAGGTGGACTTGGTTATGGTCGTCAAGTTTTAATTTGGGGAAACAAGTCTGCTGGTAAATCTTCTTTTTGTTTGCAAATGGTTGCGGAGGCTCAAAAAGAAGGAAAGACTTGTGCTTGGATTGATTCTGAGCATTATTATGATGCAAGGTGGGCAGAACAATTAGGAGTAGATTCTTCTTCCCTTATCTATTCTCAAGCAAAAACAATTAATGACATGGTAGATGTTTCAACCCAATTAATGTCTGCTGGAGTAGACATTATCGTTGTTGATTCAATATCTGCATTGCTTCCTGCTATTTATTTTGAAAAAGATTCTACAGAGTTAAAGAAGCTTGAAGATACAAAGCAAATAGGAGCAGAAGCAAAAGATATGACACATGCTGTTAAAATGCTTAACTATGCAAATAAAAATACTTTGCTTGTACTAATATCACAGCAAAGAAATCAGTTTGGCACAATGCATGCTAGTCATATACCAACTGGCGGAATGGCAGTAAAGTTTTTTTCTTCTACTGTAATAAAGCTATGGTCTTCAGAAGCTGAAGCAAATGCAATTAAATCTGGCATAAAAGTTGGAGATAAAATACTTGAACAAAAAGTTGGAAGACCTGTAAATTGGATTATTGATTATAACAAACTTGGTCCAATGGGTTTATCTGGACAATATGATTTTTATTATCAAGGTGACAATCTTGGAGTAGATGAAGTAGGAGAAGTTTTAGATTCTGCTGAAATGATGGGTATCGTGCAAAAAGGTGGGGCATGGTATACAATTGAAGAAGAAAGATTTCAAGGTAGAAATAAAGCTTTGGAATATCTTAGATCAAATCAAGATATTGTTAAAAAATTAAAAGAAAAAATTTATGGGTAAATTTAATCAATTTATAAATAAAGATCAAGAAAATTGTGAAAAACTTTATGGTACATATGGATGCAAGTATTGTGAAGAAGATTTAGATCATGCTTGGTGGGATGTAAACAAATCAATGTTTTTTTGGATATGTTCAAATGGTCATAGATCGGAACATCATCTTGTCTGAAAGAGGAGAGGCAAAAAGAGATGGCGCAAAACAACAAAAAAATAGTGGGCGAGGAGACTATCAAAAAGGAGACGCTCAATGGCAAGATTTTGTTGTGGATTACAAAGAATATGAATCAAGTATATCTATTTCACAAAGCATATGGGCTAAAATCTGCACAGACACTTTTCGGGTTGATAGGAATAAGTACCCTGTACTTAAACTCATATTGGGAAAAGATTCAAAAAAAACTAGACTTGCAGTAATTGAGTGGGCATTATTTGAAGAAATGGTGGAGTCATGGCAGAAGAAACAACTTTAGATTATATTAGTCAAATAACTGAATTTAACGATCTTTCTGAATTTATGCAAGATAAAGATCTAGATATTGCATTAGATTTAATAATTAAACTTATATCTAAACCAGATGTACCTTCCACAACCGCACCAGGACTTATTGTTAAATTACAAGCTATTAGTGCTAAACTTGCTATACAGGCAAGATATTACACTACCTTTGAAAAAGGTGGAGATAACTCTAAAAAGAAGAATACCTATTATACCGCTGCAGAAGCTATTGATAAATTAGTAGATGCTTTAAAGTATTCTGCAAGATATGGGGTATAATGATAAAGGTGAAATTTAATTGGCATCTATAACTACTTTAAAATTAAAAAATAATAATTTATTTGATAAAGAAAAATTTTTAGATGAATATTTTAATACATTTGAATTAAAAAATTCATTTACACAAAAGAAAACTTTTTCTCCAAGTACTTTAGGGTATGGTCATGGAAACTGTGCTAGGTATTGGTTTATTGCTTTTAATGGTGCTGACTTTGAAGATACCGCTAAACCTTTAGCTAAATCTGTAATGGAAAATGGTACATTTACTCACGACAGAATACAGAAAAGATTTAATAAATTAAATAAATCATATAAAATTATTGCACATGAAATAGATACTGTACATCAAGATCCTCCAATTCATGGATATCTAGATTCATTAATTCAAGATTTAGAAAATGATAATCTAATTCCTTTTGAAATTAAATCTATAAAAGATGAACAGTGGAATATAAAACAGCATAGTTTAGATCCGTCAGATAATCATAAAATTCAATTGTTAACTTATATGAAAATTTGGGGTTATAAAACTGGAGTTTTCTTTTATGAAAATAAAAATGATCAAGCGCCTCTATTAATTATTATTGAAATGGATGAAAAAAATAATCAACTAATTGATTATGTTTTTGATTGGTTGCGTGGAGTATATAAATTATATGAAGATCAAACCTTACCCAATAGACCTTTTCTTAAAACTAATTATGCTTGCAAAGGTTGTCCAGTAAACAAAATTTGTTGGAAACAAATGAAAGATGATGAAGGTGAAGTTATCTACCCAGCAATGGTGATTAAAAAATGATATGTGCATATGAAGAGTGTTCAAATAAATTTGAACCAAAAACACATAATCAAAAATATTGTTCTGAAGAATGTTGTAAAATTGCAACTAATTTAAAAGTAAAAGAAAAGTATTTTTATAAAAAAGCAAGAGTCGCTGGAGTAAAGTTTATATGCGATTCTAAAGGATGCAATCAAATATTAAGTAGATTTACTTTAGATAAAGTTTGTGAAAATTGTAAGGCTAAACAAAGGTCTAAAGATAGAAAAGAAATTTTGGATATGCTAAATGGAATCTAAAGTTTTGGGAATTGATGCAAGCACTAATAGTATCGCTTTTTGTTTAATGCATGACTCTCAACCTAAAAAATGGGGAGAAGTTTTTTTTCATGGTTCTGATGTTTATCAAAGAATTCTTGATGCAAAGCGTAAAGTAAGAGCAATTAAAGAACAATTAAATTATGATACAATATATATAGAAGCTGCGGTTTCTGTAAAATCTGTTGCAACTGGTCTTAAAATGGCCTATATGTTTGGAACTATAATGGGAGAGTTGATGTATGATGATACAAAAATTGTTGAAGTACATCCCCTCAAATGGCAGGGCTTCATCAACAATCCTAATTTTACAAAATTTGAAAAAGAAGAAGTTAAAAAACAGTTTCCAGGAAAATCAGATAACTGGTATAAAAACAAAATTAGAGAATTAAGAAAACAAAAAACAATTAATTTTGTTAAAACTTTGGGAGTAGATACTCAAAGTGACAACGTAGCAGATGCCGTTGGAATTGCATGGTGGGGAGCAAATGAGCGATTTGTATAAATCAAAAGCTTGGCTATATAAAAGATATGTAGCCGAAAGAAAGAATATTGTAGAAATTGCAAAAGAAGCTGGATGTAGCCACATGACAATTCAAAGATATTTAGAAAAATTTGGATTGATAAAGAGTAAATAATGCCTTTATATGAATACTTTTGTATAACTTGTGATTTTAAAAAAGAAATCAGTAGAAGTTTAAATGACAAAGAAGTTTTTCCATTTTGTGAAAAATGTGGATATAAAATGCTAAGAGGATATGGATTAGGCGGAGTTCAATTTAAGGGCTCTGGTTTTTATAAAACAGATAACAGATGAATGAAATAGAAGTAGCTGGTCAATTTGACCAAATGAATAGAGTCATTGAAGAAATGCTCAAGGGTAATAATCCAACTCAAATTGCTAAAGATTTAGGATTGCAAAGAGCAGATGTAATAAAACATATTGATTTGTGGCGTTCCTTAATTAAAGGAGATCATGGAGTAAAAGAACGAGCTTCTGAAGCTTTGTCTGCTGCTGATCAACATTACAATATGATTATTAAAGAAGCCTGGGACACAGTAAAAAGAGCAGAAGATCAAGATGCTTTAAGTATTAAAGCGCAAACTTTAAAATTAATAGCAGACGTAGAACAAAAAAGAATTGATATGTTGCAAAAAGCTGGTGTTATTGAAAAAAATGATATGGCTGAATCAATTTTAGAAACCGAAAGAAAGCAAGAAGTTTTAGTTGGAATTTTAAGAGATGTATCATCTTCCTGTTCAAATTGCAAGCAGGAGGTTGCAAAAAGACTTTCACTAGTAACAAACAAGGTGGAGGTAATTTCAGTTGACTGATTTTTCTGATTTTTTAGAAGCTTTAGAAGAAGATGCTTTTGAAGAAAAACCAGTAGATATTGAAGAGTTTGTTACTTCAAATGATTACTTGGCTCTACCTCCATTGTCAGACTATCAATATCAAATGATTAAAGCTTCTACTCAAATATATAAGCATGAAACATTAGTTAAATTATATGGAGAAGAAGAAGGCGAAAGACGCTGGAAACAAACTTGCAATGAAGTTATATTTCAATTGGGTAAAGGTTCTGGCAAAGACTATACATCTACTATTGCCTGTGCTTATATAGTTTATTTATTACTTTGTCTTAAAGATCCCGCTAGATATTATGGTAAACCTCCTGGAGATGCTATTGATATCATTAACGTAGCAGTCAACGCAGTTCAAGCACAACAAGTTTTCTTCAAAGGTTTTAAAAATAGAATAACTAGATGTCCTTGGTTTATTGGAAAATATAATGAAAAAGTTGGAAGTATAGAATTTATCAAATCAATCACAGTACACTCAGGTCACTCTCAACGTGAGTCTTGGGAAGGATATAACCTTTTATTCGCAGTGCTTGATGAAATTTCTGGATTTGATCTGGAATCAACTAGTGGTAATGAACAAGCAAAAACAGCTTCCGCTATTTATAAAATGTTTCGTGGTTCGGTAGACTCTCGTTTCCCACAATACGGTAAGGTAATTCTTCTTTCATTTCCAAGATTTAAAAATGATTATATCCAGCAAAGATATAATGAAGTTGTTGCTGATAAAGAAATTATAGTTCGCACACATACATTTAAAGTAGATGAAGATTTGCCTGATGGAACTGATGGAAATGAATTTACAATTGAGTGGGAAGAAGATCATATTATTTCTTATGCTGAGCCAAAAGTATTTGCATTGAAGCGCCCCACATGGGAAATTAATCCAACAATTAAAATTAAAGACTTAGCAATTAATTTTTATAGAGATCAAACAGACGCCCTTTCAAGATATGCTTGTATGCCACCAGAAGCAATTGATGCTTTATTCACTTCTCGTGAAAAAGTAGAAAAAGCTTTTAGTAATTTAAATATTCCTTTTGATGAAAATCATTCATTTAAAGAATGGTTCAAACCAGAAGATGAAAAAGTATATTATGTGCATGTTGATTTAGCACAAAAACACGATCACTGTGCAGTTTCTTTGGCACATGTTGACAAATGGGTAACAATGAAGATGGCGGGAGCGTACACAGATGCACAACCTCATATTATTGTAGATGCCATTAGATATTGGACTCCAACAAAAGAAAGAGCAGTAGACTTTACTGAAGTAAAAAATTATATTATTAGTTTAAAACAAAGAGGGTTTAATATAAAAAGAGTAACATTTGACAGATGGAATTCTTTTGATATGATGGAGCAATTAAAATCTTATGGGATGAACTGCGAAATACTCTCAGTAGCAAAAAAACATTATGACGATATGTTATTATGTGTAATGGAAGAAAGATTAAGTGGTCCAAGACTACCTTTATTAATTGATGAGCTTCTTGAATTAAGAATTGTTAAAAAAGATAAAGTGGATCACCCAAGAAAAGGGTCAAAAGATTTAGCAGACGCAACTTGTGGAGCAATTTATAATGCGATATCATTAACTCCTAAAGGTGACAATGAAATACATGTCTATAGATATGATCAATTTGACGAGGATATTGAGCGAAAAACAGAAACAAATAATGATAATGTTATTCGTGTAGCAAATAAAAAAGAAATACCAGCCAATTTAAGAGATTTTTTGGGCATAGATGATGAAGAGTTTACTATGCAAGATGGATTTGTAGATAACTTTAGGATATTGTAAATATGCCATTATTTAAGAATAAAAAGCCAAATATTGATTATGAAGCTTTATATCACGATTCACAGAAAAAATTAAGTTGGTATATTCAAGCCCTTGAGCAAAAACAAATACAATGTGATACAATTGAACAAGTTGCTTCTGAACTGAAGCAAGAAAATAATAAATTAAAAAAAGAATTGGAGACTCTCAAACAGAGTCTTTTAAATTTGCCTAAACTATTAGGTAAAAACCTGGGTAAATAACCTATATACAAGGAGAAAAATGAAATCACTAAAAAAGATTGCACTTGTAAGCGCTGCAGCACTTACATTTAGTACATTCTTAACTTCTGTAGCAAATGCAGCACCACTTGCTGTAACTGTTAACGGAGTTACAAATACTACTAGCGCAACCTCACCTGCCACAGCAAACGTGCCAGCGGATAATACTGTTGACACTGGAGACGCTGTGACAATCGCTGCAACTGCAGATACTGGCACTTCGGTAACCTTTACTGCATCTGCTGGAGTTAAGTTGTCAACTGCTCTAAGCAATTCTGCAATTCCAGTTAATGCTAATGGTGGTGTTGGTACTTTGACTTTGACTGCTCAAGGTTCCGCACTTGTTGTTTATGCATTTACTACGAGCACTTCTGTTGGAAACGTAGTTGTCACTAACGGATCTTACAGCACAGTAGTATATTTGAAGGGTGTTGCATCAACAGCATATAATGTTGGTGTCACAGTACCCGCATCTGCTGCAATTGGAACAACAATTCCAGTATCAGTTAATGTTACTGACGTATTTGGAAATCCAGTTGCAGGATCCACAGTTTCTGTTACTGTCATTGGAGCAACATTTGATGACCTTACAGTAAATAAGAATTTAGTTACAGAAGCAGCAACCGATGCTACTGCTGGAACAGTTCTTGGATCTAAGTCAGCAAAAATTACTGTAGGAACTGCAGGAGTAGTTACTCTTGCTGTTTCTGGTGGAGCAACAACCACAATTACAGGATTTGCAGCACCAGTTCGTGCTACAACTGCAAGCATTATTGTTTCAGATTTGAGCACTACTGTTTCAACACTTAATGCACAGATTCTTTCTCTTACTTCAAAGGTTGATTCATTGACGGCACAAGTTGCATCTTTGACAAAACAACTTTCTGATACTAAGGGACAGCTTGCTATGGCAACTGCATCACAAGGTCTTTCCGATCTTAATCTTTCATCAGCAAAGTCTGCTCAAAAGACTGCTGAAGATAAGTATGCAGCGCTTCTTTCTAAGTACAATGCACTAGCAAAGAAGTTTAAGCAGCCAACAATTAAGTAATAAAAAACAGAGGGGTAAAGAAATTTACCCCTCTGTTATAATATAATAACATTTTAATTTATAGGAAGGAATATAATGGCAGACGATAGAAATCCAAATGCAGTAAAAGTGCTAGGAGTAGCAAAAAAGTATGTTGATCAAGCATACAAAGAAGGCGAAAATAACGATACAATTTTTGGTAAGTGGTTTGGTCTAAATCATCAACCATGGTGTGCAATGTTTGTTTCATATTGTTTTAATGAAGCAGGATTGGTAAATCTAGTTGCAGCACAAGGTCCAAAAGGTTTTGCTGCTTGTAATGCGGGAGTGCGTTGGTTTGCAAAAAATAATCAACTAGTTGCTCCAGGACAAGCACAGCCAGGAGATATTGTATTTTTCAATTTTGACGACGATGCAACAACTGCAGAGCATGTTGGAATTGTTTATGTTAATCAACCAGATAAGCAACAGATGGTTACATTTGAAGGTAACACTGCAGCAGATAATTCTGGTTCACAAGCAAATGGCGATGGCGCTTACAAGAAAACTCGTAAGTATGCAAAGATCATGGCAGTTGCTCGTCCGAAGTGGTAAATTAGTTTAATTAATTAATCATTCATGATATAATACTAATGGCTAACCAAGCCATGGAGTGAAAGGTTAATTGAATAAACAGTTTAATTATTTCTTTAGAATACTAGTGTCAAGTGGTTTACTACTTGCGCTAGTATTTCTTTTTGGGGAAAGTCCTGCTCAAGCTGAATCACGACAAGATGTTCAATTAACTATTAGTAATTTAGAATCACAATTAATTTCTGCTGAAAATCAATTAAATATAGACACTCAAACAGTCGTAGCAGATAGCGCAACTGTCCTACAGGCACAATCAGATTTAAATAATGCTCAATACAATTATGATAATAATTTAATTATTGAAACCTCTACTTCAAATTCCGCTATTCATGTTGATATTTATAATCAAACTTACACTAGAAGTAGAACCCCAAATGGATCCCTGTGCAGGTCAGACACCTTTACAGTTATGGCTAATAATTGGGGAAATGGCTCTGTGGCGGGTTGTAATGGCGATTATGTAACCATCCATTACTACGGCAATATAACGCCTCCTGTGACCGATATTTACCGTTTTAAAAACATTGCTGATGATGGGTTTTATATGACCATAAATGGGCAAATAGTTATAAATGAATGGTATGACAAAGGGTGTAATGGAAACTGGGGAACTGCTATAACCCTTCAAGCAGGAGTTTCTTATGCCTTTGATGCTTGGTATTATGAATGGGGTGGTGGTGCCTGTTCTACTCTCTATTATCAAAGTAGTAATAATTGGGCTCAAGTCCCATCATCATGGTTTAGTACAGTTACAACAACATCTCATAAAGATCCCACACTTTATGATATAGTTCAACAAAAACAACAAATTGTAGATTCTGCTACTGCAAAATATAATAGTTCTGTTCAAAAAGTAAATAATGATTATTCTAATATATCAAAAATAAAATCTGATTTACAAGCAGCTAAAGATTTACTTGCTTCTATTCCTTATTTAAATCCACCTACTAGTTTACAAGTAAATGTAGATACTACTACTGCAACTGTACATTTGAATTGGAGTGTTCCAGATACAAGTAACGCATCCGTATTGACTTACGCTATTTCATGGTCAACAAGTAATTTTACATCAGATGGATGGGGATGGACTCACGATCAAACAAATGTAGACATACCATTTGATATTTTTAGAGATAGTTCTGGATGGGGTAAAAATATACAATTTAGAATCAGGGCAGACAATAATACTCTAATGGTTTATTCAGATAACTCAAATTCTGTAGAGGCATTTATACCCGATCCCACACCGCCAGCCAACCAAAACCAGACTCCTGATACGAGCACTGCAACTGAGACTCAGACGGTGACTGAGACTGTGACAGTATCTGAAACACCCACAATGGTTTTTGATACATCTACTCTTCAAACCCCAATTGATTCTCAAACAGTTCAAGAGACTGTAACGGCGACATCACCAACTGATCCTCAACCAACAAGTCCAGTTCTGCCACCTTCGGAACCATCATTGCCCGTTCCACCAAGACCACAACCTCCCATTGAAGTAAATCCAATTCCAGTTCCAACTCAGCCAATAGTTGATTCAATTCCTTCAACACCTACTCCATCTCCTGTCGAAGAAACTCCCGAACCCAGTCCAGAACCTGATCCCATTCCAGTTGCTGACATTCCTCAAGACCCAATAGACCCTCAAGTAAATCAAGATAATAATAGCCCAAGCCAGGTTTCAGATTCAACTGATGTTCCAACAGAAGAATCCACTCCTGTTGAACCCGATTTACAAACTCCAACAAACTCTCAGGACTCTCAAACTTCTGATGCTGTAGACCAGCCAGTTGTAGAACCTCTTCCAATCTCTGATTCTTCATCTTCCAATGATACCACATCAGATCCAAATAATTTGCCAGAAGATAAACCCTTATTGCCACCCGCAGAAAAATTAGTTCCACATATTCAGATAGATCAACCTGGAGTTACAAATGGAGGTATTGAATTCTTTGGTACAAAATCGCAACCACAAGTTATTGGAGAGGATGGCAAGCTTACTCCACCACCCCCTCCTCCTGGCTCTGGTTTACCCATCCCTCCTGATGCTATTACTACTACTGATACCTTTATTGGTCAACCTGGTGGAACAACATTCAATGCTCCTGATATTGCTGTTCCAGTTATTTTAACTCCACTAACTGGTGCTGTAGCATCAATTCCTGGAGCGGAAGCATTGAATCAAGCATTTGTTGCTTTAGCAAATATTGGAAATGATATGTCTCCAATTACTCGTAAGAAAGCAAAGAAAATTTTAGTTATCACAGCATTAGTTTCGCAAGTTGCTGCGGTTAGGAGGAGATTCGGATAATGTTAAAAAAAATAATCAAATTCTTTAAAGACATCTCTTCAGATTTTTTTAGTGAAATTTGGACATTTGTTGGATTATTTTCAGCATGGTTAGTTTTGACTGGATCAGCAAAAACAGTCATAGGAAAAGTCACTCTGGCATCTTTTGTTGTCTGGGTATTGACTCTTAGATTAAGAAATAAAGAATAGAAAGAAGGAAATAAAATGGCAAAAAATATAGTAAAAGAAGAAGAGGTTGTAGGACCTCTTGATGTTGTTCAAGAAGAAGCATTAAGCAATGGACCCATCTCAAGCGTTAAAAATATTCTAGCTAGAATAGTAGCAGTATTTGCTGCATCTGGACTTGGAGTAATTGGTGCAGGTGCTGTAATTGGTATCAGTACTTTTAAAGCTATTGTTCTTGCAGGAACTTTGGGAGTGGCTACTGTTGTAGAAAAGCTTGCTCGTGGTTTTCTTGATGACGGTAAATTAAGTGTTGAAGAAATAAATGCAGCATTTAATACTGTTGACAAAAAGACACAGAACTAGTCTGATATAATTAAAGTATGTGGCATAAACTAGCCATCTATACCAGAAAAAATCCAGCAAAGTTAGCTGGTTATATTTCTGCTGTCATTTTGTACTTTAATAAACATTTCCCACACTTTCCAATAGACATAGCAATTCCATCTATTATGATCATGATAGGTCTAGGAGAAGCAGCTCAAAAAGTAGAACATGAAAAAACTATAGAAGCCTTATATACTCAAAATAATCCAAATATTCCAGATCAAAAAATTATTGATAATATAGATGGTAAGGTATAATAATCGTAGGAAAAATATGAAAAATACTGGTCTTGAGCATGAATTAATTACTTTAACTTCTTATCCTTCTTTGTTAACTATAACAGAAGTAGATGAGGTAGAAAATGCTCGTCAATTAATAATTTCTATACAAAATTTACATGAATCTAATTATGTTTATTTAGGATCAAGTTCAGTTTCCGAATCTTCTTTTGGATATATGCTAGATCCTGGTCAAATATTCACTGCTGATTTAAAAACAAATGAAGAATTATATGGCATTGGCGATGGTCAAGTTGCTGTGATAAGGTTGATAAGAAATGGCTAGCATATCTGTAAGCGGAAGAACAGGTAACGGAATTCCAGGACCTAGAGGACCACAAGGTCCTCAAGGTGATCAAGGACCACAAGGTCCTCAAGGAGATCAAGGACCACAAGGTCCTCAAGGTGATCAAGGACCACAAGGTCCTCAAGGAGATCAAGGACCGCAAGGTCCACAAGGAGATCAAGGACCGCAAGGTCCTCAAGGAGATCAAGGACCACAAGGTCCTCAAGGTGATCAAGGACCACAAGGTCCTCAAGGAGATCAAGGACCGCAAGGTCCACAAGGAGATCAAGGACCGCAAGGTCCACAAGGCATTAAAGGCGATACTGGATCTCAAGGTGTTAAAGGTGATACTGGCGCAACAGGTCCGCAGGGAGATCAAGGACCACAAGGACTTACAGGCGCAACAGGTCCACAAGGAGCAAAAGGCGATACAGGTTTAATGGGTCCTCAAGGAATTCAAGGAATTCAAGGTGATCCAGGACCACAGGGTATACAAGGTGTTAAAGGTGACACTGGTGCAACAGGTCCGCAAGGTCCAGCAGGACCGCAAGGTGACCCAACAGCAACTATATCAATTGGCTCAACAACTACTGGAGATTCTGGAACAAATGCTTTAGTAACAAATTCTGGAACTTCAACAAATGTTATTTTAAATTTTACAATTCCTAAAGGTCAACAAGGAGCCACAGGTTCACAAGGACCACAAGGCGATCAAGGTGTACAAGGATTAAAAGGTGATACTGGTTTAACTGGTCCCGCAGGACCTACAGGTGCAAAAGGTGACACAGGAGCAACTGGTGCTACAGGTCCCCAAGGTATTCAGGGCGTTAAGGGCGACACAGGAGATACAGGTCCCGCAGGACCTACAGGAGCTACAGGAGCAACTGGCCCGCAAGGTATTCAAGGAATTAAAGGTGATACGGGTCCGCAAGGCCCGCAGGGAGCCACAGGATCTACTGGTCCACAAGGACCTACTGGTGCAACAGGCCCA